ATTTGACTCAATCTCTATTAGACTGTGAAGAATATATGTATTCAATTATTATTTCATGTTTATTATATTTGGTTGACACTCCTTTTGGACAAGGATTATTGGCTTATCATGTTCGTAAGGCAGTTCTAACTTTTTATGAGAGTATTCTTGAACGGTATTTTATGAAAATTAGTTTAGTTGCTCTCATTATATTAGAATTACTTTGTCATGGTTTCTTAGGTGCAAGATTTATTCTTATGTTTTTATCTTTAATTTTTGGAAGTGTTTATTTGCTTTATTTAAAGTATAAATATCAATTCAAAAATAAGATTAGAAATTTACCTAGAATTTCTACATGGATTATCAATATGGACTTTAGAACTAAGATGAAGATATTATCTTTTCTTGGTGGAGTATCCACGTTGACCGCATTTATTAAATTTGTTAAATATTTGCGTACTCTTCCTACAGCACAGGCTGCGGCCCCTATTAGGATTTTACCTAATGAAGGAGTTGTAAAAGAAGATGAACATCCAAAATGGGGAATTTCAGGTATACGTGAAAAGGAAAAAGCTTTCAAGATTGAAAGTGATGTTCATCATGATGTTCGTACTATGACACCTGATGAAATGTTTAATAGTCTTAAGAGGAGACAATTTAGTTTGCGCATTGATGTTGGAGATGCTTTTACTTTTTGTAATTGCGTTCCAATGAAATCTAATGTTATGCTAATTCCTAATCACATAGTGCCAAAGAAAACAAGTAGTGCAAGGTTAAGTAAACCAGGTGCTCCTTATAAGGGGGTTTATATTCAGCCTGAGTCTGTATATAAAATTCCTAATACTGATTTTGCACTTTGGTATTTGCCCGAATTGGGTGATCAGAAAGATATTACTAATTATCTTCCTAAATTTATTCCACAAGGAAAACGTTTTGAATCATTTCTAATGTACAATAATAATGGTACAATTGAAAGGTATGACAAAATGTTAGGATGCAGATCTGTTTCTAGATCAACGGAAGGAGGTAGATTTGAATCTGTCACTTATTCATTTCCAGGGCAAACTTTTAAAGGTTTATGTATGGCTACTTTAATTTCAAATGAGTTGGGATCTATTCCATTTATCGGAGGATTTCACTTGGCTGGAAGTGGCAGTGCTGGAGCTGCAGGTTTCTTGACTAAGGAACAAGTAGAATCTGGTATTACCGAATTGAATAAGAAAGCAGGCATTATGATTTCTCATAGTGCTACTCCTTTTCAAACTACTCTTTTAGGAGTTAATGTGGGACCTTTATTGGAACCACACGAAAAGGCAGTTGTACATCAACTTAAACCCGAAGCAAAATGTACTGTTTTTGGTCAACATAATCAGCCAAGAAGTACACCTTCATCTAGAGTTGTAACAAGTATGATTTCAAGTGCTGTAACGAAGCATTTGGATTTACCAAAGATACATGGTCCACCTTGCGAAATGAAAGATGATAGGCATCAATTAGTTGATATTGAAGGAAAAACTGATACAGCGTATAAATTTCAATTAGATTCCTTTAATAAGGCGTATGATGATTATCTTGATCAAATTATGAATGGTCTTAATGATAAACATTATGCGAAAATCGGAAAATTGAGTATTGATGCCATTTTAGCCGGATATGATGGTGTGAAAGGTATTAATTCTATGGAATTTAGTACTGCAGCTGGCTTTCCTTTAAAAGGAACTAAAAGACAGTTTGTTGAGGAATCTCAACGTTTCGTTGAAGGAATTTCTTGTCCACGTGATGTAAACGAGGAAATTCTTGATGAAATGAGACGTATTGAGAAGGAATTGAGTGAAGGAAAGAGGGTAAATACCGTCTTTAAGGCTTCACTTAAAGATGAACCTGTAAAAACTACGAAGACGAAAGTTCGTGTTTTTGCTGGTTCAAATATGCCATTTACCATGTTAGTGCGTAAATATTTTTTGACTCTTTCTGCTTTAATGCAAGATGAGAAAGAATTATTTGAATGCGCTTGTGGTGTAAATGTATATTCTCCTGAATGGGATGCTCTTATGAATCATGTTTTTAAGCATGGCAAGGAGCGTATGATTGCTGGAGATTATAAAGCATTCGATGGTAGAATGTCGCCAAGGTTTATGCTGGCTGCATTCAAAATTCTTATTGAAATTGCTGCTAAGTCTGGAAATTATGATGATGGAGACATTGTTGTAATGAAAGGTATTGCAGCTGAAATTACAAATCCAACTTATGACCATTTTGGTACTTTGATTCAATTCTTTGGATCAAATCCATCAGGACATCCTTTAACTGTCGTTATTAAT